CAAGATAATTTTAACGAATTAAAGTTAGATACTTTACTTACACCAGGTAGAAGTAATGGTGTACACAGTATGTTAAAGAAAGTTAAAACTTATGCTAGTAATTTTAATAATTTTATTAATGCTACTTGATGACTTTTTTTAGCCACAAATAAAACGCGTAACAAGCAAATAAATAAATTGTTGCAACGCCTACATCCACTAGGTGTTCTCTCATGTGATATATAAATTCTATTCCTGCTTGAACGTCACCCATGCTACCAGCTTCGTTGATAGTAACGTTTTTAGTTCCTTCAAAATTTTCTATAGTTTGTTCCATTAATCCCACTTAGCTTTGGCACGTAGTGACCATCTTTTAAAAGCTTCTGCATCTATATCTTTTTTAACTAATGTAGCACCAGCTGGTATTTCATTGTATAAAGCAATTACTTCTCCATCTTCTATGTGCACAATACCTGGACCACAAAAAGCATCTTTAACAAATTTAGTATTTTTCTTTTTCATCAATCTTACTTCTTTCATGCAAGACGATAGTGATTCCATAGGAATGTATTGTGTCATTTGACTTTCTTGGTCATTCATATTACCAAAAACAAACATTAAAATTACACTAATGACTTCCATTTGCTCTCACTTTGTCTTCTAGTTTTTCTGTGTCCATAATTAATTTTTCTATATCCTGCTGCGCTCTTTTTATATTTACGGTATTACTCATCATACCCTCCATTTCTTCTTGCATAGCTTCTATTTGAGTTGCCATAAATTCAATTAACATGTCCTGCTGACTATCGGCAGGCAAATTACCCATCTCGCCACGAGGCCATTTAATTCTAAATTCTGTATTTTTTTCAACTTCAACAATCATTAACTTACCTTGGGTCTCAATATTATTTAGGCGTTCTATCACGCCAAAATAAGCCCACACACCTAGAGCTGTAGCTCCGAGTATACTGAGCAGGTTGCGCATAGGCATGCTTACACTTGTGTTGTCTGATATTTTCATAATGTATTTAATCCTTTTATAGGAAAAGCTTTAAAGGGTAAACAATATCCCGTGGTTACCATATTATTCTTATATTCCAATGGTTTAGCTTCATAAATGTTTAAGTAATCTGCAAGTGCTGTCATGCAGCTATCTTCATCTGCATATAAAAAAGATTGTGTTTTTACTGATGGTAAATTAGGTTGTGATATCATTAAAAATAGAAGCCAAACTTTTATCATTTCTGTTCTTTTAAATCGTAAAAATAATTTGTGTCATCACCAGCTGTCCATTTTGATTTGTTTTCTACAGAGTAATATTCTGTTGACACTTTAAAATCAGGTTGTTTTGTTTCTGCAGGTGTAAGTGATTTGTCATAATATATAATTCTGTTGTTTGGTTGTGCTGCATAGTGACCATTATCTAATTCTAATATGTTAAATGATTTGTGTTCTTCTGGCACTTCGCTGTAGCTGGTGTTTAATGTGTTGTGGTCTGAATGGCAATTGTCAATTGTAAATAAATATTCTCCGTGATGCCATTTTTTAGATGGTGATAAATATTTACAACGCACACCCGCAAGTGATTGTTTTTCTATTACTGTAAAGTGATAACTAAATGCATCCCATAGCTCTAATTCTTCTAATGATAAATTTTCTTTGACATCAGGTGAACTAACAAAAGCACTAATAGGCAACTTATCATATAAAGCACCATATTCCGGCAAATACGTTTCAAAGTAGAGTGCTCTGCCTTGGATAGACTTACAAGTAATCCAAACACCTTCTACAAATTCTCCATGACCTTTTTGATGATCATATAAGTATTCTTTTTTTATATATACTTTTATCGGTGGTAGATTTCCTACTAGATACGCCATAACCCCTCATGTAATGTTTGTGAGGTTCATATTGTAACCATTTTAAAATTTTTTTCCAGTACTTTAGCATGTTTTCTTAAATGGGGACCCCCTGCAACGAATGTGCCTGGGATCCACCGAGATGAAATGAAGTTGAGAACTTTATGTGTACATTATGTGTTAATAATGTGCAAGAAAAAAGTGTAATGGTTTGTAATGGTGTCAAGAACAATATTTTACTTGACAACTATTTTTAATATTGGCTGTTTTCTGCGAAATATTGTGCTTGTTTTGTTCACATTGATGTGGTATAATTAGTTAAATGTCGATGTTGCAACATTGACTGAGTATGGCTGAACAACTGTAACAAGGTAGTAAGGCACACTAAAGGAAAGATATGGTCGAATGACTGAAGGGTCCTAGGGTGGTACTGAAGTACTAGTTAACATTTAAAGGTGTTGACTTGTCGGGAAAAGGTTGGGGGTAGTCAAAGAATCCCCCTACTCACTAAAAATATTATGTTGAGTATAAGAAAGTATCAAGACTGGGTTAATCAATCTGCTAAAGGTGATAGCATGACTTATTATCGTGGGTTTATTATGGCACCGCATTTAGCAAAGATAGCACCTACATTAGATGAGCGACGTGTTAGCGCATTGAAAAGATATGTATACGGTTCATATGAATCTAACGTAGTTACACTTATGCAGAAAAAACACGCAGATTTTGACTACGAATATATTGCAGTGAGGTTATGATGTGGGAATTATTTATGGTTTTACTTATACCACTTAAAATTGCATTAGCGTTTTATGTGGCTTTTCATGTTTATAGTTTTGTGTTAGGTTTATGAGTTTAGAGGCAAGATTAATTAAGTTAAAGATAGAGTTAGATAAGATTGCTTTACGTAATCCATTGACTGTACAACAAGTGCTTGATCGTAAAAAATGGGAAAGAGTGCGTAACATATTAATTAAAAGATATAAGAGACATGAGTAAACCAGTGATAAAAGAAGTTAATACTAGAGAAGAATTAAAGCGTGCAGAAGACGCGTTTTATAACGCTATGTTTGTGGGTAATGAGGAAGAGATGACATCTGCAAATAGCGCTGTGTGTTATTATCAGTCATTTGATAGTGATACTTGCCCCGAGTACCCAGGTTTCTAATGAGATGGATGTACTATGCAATTTGGTTATCTATAGCTACGGGTTTATTATGCATGTATAGCATAGGTAACTCACCAATATAAGGAGAAATATAATGAAAGAAATGATAGATGCTGCAAGGCAGATAAACAAAATATTACACGAATGTGAAGACAGAGGCGATAGTGTTGATGTTACATTAGATAAAATTAGTGTTGTAAAAGTACATGGTTGTGTTTTTTCTACAATGATGTTGTTAGAAATAATGCATAAATTTTTAGATGGTTTTGAGGAAAGAGAAAGAGCTAGATCAAATAAAAATTACATAGATACTGATGCAGAACAAGAAGTGCAAAACAAATATTCTGACGTTGCAGATAAGTGGAATAAAATTCATTAATGAATATAAATAGTATACCACGCGTTACCATTACGTGGATGGATGCACGTGACATGGAAACTGGTTGGTTGCCTATAAAAGATATATTAGAGGCACCTTTGGCTAAATGCCAAGAAACTGGTTGGATGGTAGTTAATAACAATGATAAAATAGTTATAATGCGGTCCTGGTGTACAGATAAAGATGATAATCATGGTGGTGGTGCGATAGCAATACCAAAAGGTTGGGTAACAAAAATAGAGTATTTACAAGGAACACATGCAAACGTACGAAATTAATTTATGGTTAGATAAAAAAATTATAGAAAAGGTTGTCAAACAATTTGATAATGATGAGCAGGTATTACAATACATACAAGATAATTTTGATACAAATCCTAATCCAGAATTTCCGTCATTAGATCCCACGAGGGGATATACAAGACCAAAAGCTTCTAAATATACAATTACGTGGTCTAGAATACACACGTATGTGCGTAAAAAAGGACCTTACAGGATAGATTTAACAGAAGAAGAAAAAGAAATACAAAAAACTTTAGAAGCATCTATTACAAAAGAAGCTATAGATGATTGGGGTAAAAATGAAATGTTAAGAGAAGCACAAAAAGATTATTGGAGTCACCCAGATGCCACAGGCCTCGAAGATAAAAAGTAAACAAGGGCTAACGCCCAAACAGAAAAAGGTATTTGACATTATAAAAGCTTTTATAAAGCAAAATGGTGTGTCACCTTCTTACGAAGAACTAAAACAGCTTATGGGTAGTAAATCTAAATCCCATGTTCATGGTTTTGTGCATCAATTGATAGAACGTGGTTGGCTAGGAAAAGGAAATGGCAGAAATCGGTCAATTTATATTTTGTAATGTGGCATCTATAGTGGTATATTTGCTTAAAAGTTTTTTTTATTTTGTTACCGGGAACCAAACTGGTGCCACAGTGACACAATTGCTGATTAAACTATATAATTCAATGACTTATGTTGTGTCACCAATGTGTCACTACTCTAGACAACGCAAGGCACTTTTTTGTATTTTAGAAAATAAAATGAGTAAAAACTCAACTATATTGCGAGGTTTTGCATGGTAGATAAAAGAATTAGTGGTGACACAAGTGGTGCCACAAATATGGCAAAAAGATATCCAATTAGAAATGATGGATTGACAGATAAACAGCGTATCTTTGTGCAGATATATACAGAGAACGAAGGAAGATTGACACCTACAGAATGTGCAAGACAAGCTGGTTATGCAGAAGACAGAGCAAATACCACTGCATCAGAATTATTAAATGGTAAAAGATTTCCAAAAGTAGTAGAAGCTGTTCTTGCAAGAAGAGCAGAAATACAAAAAACACACGAAGTAAAATTAGATAAACATGTACAAGAATTGGCTAGGTTGCGTGAAAAATCATTGGCAGAAAAGTCTTATAGTGCTGCTGTTAATGCTGAGCGCTTGCGGGGTCAAGCCGCAGGATTGTACATTGACCGTAAAGAAATCAGGACGGGATCCATTGATTCTATGTCGCGTGATGACGTTTTAAAAGCATTAAAGGATTTAGGATTAGATGGACAAATTAAAAAAGAAGGAAACAACACAGTCGTATCGGTCGAGAAATCCAATAGCGAAGGACTTAAAGACATCACACCAGTATCGTCAGAGGATCAAAAAGAGTAAAAAGAAGTATGACCGTAAAGACGGAAACAAACTTTTGGAAGAATTTAAAGAAATACTTAGACGCTGGTAATTACATATACTCACGATTAGAAAGTTACGTTACGCCAGGATTCCCTGATTGCCTAATTTATCACAAAGATATAGGATTCTTTACAGTAGAATTAAAAGTCGCTAATAGTAGTAATAAAGTGGTACTATCTCCGTTCCAAATTGCATGGAATATGCGTCATGCTACAGCTGGTGCACCTTCTTACATCCTAGTTAGCTTGCCTCTCGCAGAGCAAGTCAAACTGTTTCACGGATGCAAAACCAAGGAACTCGGCCAAAGTAACGTGTTCCAAGTGCCTGGGCTATACGAAGGACCCATCGCGGACCTCGATTTTACGAAAATCGTGTCAAACTCCCAAACTCCCCTATCATAAATTTCTTGTGGATAACCTGTGGATAACTCGCGCAGCTGCGCACCGGGCGCCCGGCGCCCAAACTCCCTGAAACTCCCTTCGTTTTTCCTTGTTTTCCGCCGATTCGTCAGTTGGCCAGGATCCCAGCAGCCCAGGATGCAGCCAGGAGCTTCCTGAAACTCCCGCAAACTCCCCAGTTTCCCTAACTTTTTTGTGCAGCCCAACTTCACCTGCAGCTGCCGGGCGCGCCCGGCGTCATCACCTTCGTACCAGTCTGGTAAAAAATAAAATAAACTAAATGTTGCCATGTGGATAATTTTTTGATATAATAGGATTTAGAATTAGAAACAAAGGAGCTATTATGGTTTTACCAGAAGATACTAACAATCCAATAGTGGATGCGTTAAATAGATTAATAGAGGCTGTCGAAGATAACAACGACACTCTTAAAAGAATTGCCAATCATTATGATTCGGTAGTTCCTGTGATGAAGCGAAATGCAGAAGCACACGAAGAAGCTAGGTCAGATAACCGTAGTACATTAGACCATATGTACGAGAAGTTGTTCTCTAGCAACTAATTCTCAAACTCCCCTGCGACATTTTGCCGCAGGGGATAACCTGTGGATAAGTCGGCCGGGAGGCCGGGCGCCTGGCAGCTAAAACTGCCTCAAACTCCCAAACTCCCTATAACAATTTTTCCCAGTTTTCTGCGAAGTCGTATCCTGCATCTCCACGCACCGGGCGCGCCCGGGTTAGTTGCTGAAGTCACGGATATTTTTTTCGCAGAAGCCCGGGCTTTTATTTGCAGAGACTGGTTGACAAACGCTGCAGCTGGATCTATATAACCAGGCAGCTGGAGATGCAGCTGCTAGAAAGAAGAAAGGATAGAATGGATTTGTTATTAGCTTTATTAATACCCCTGAAGTGGGTTATTATTGCATACTTCGTGTTTGTTTTCGTGTCCAAACTCCTGTAACTCCCCAAACTCCCAAACTCCCCATCCTGGACCCAAGGTTCGTGACGTGCAGTCCGGGCACCGGGCGCGCCCGGGTTAGTTGCTGACGGAAGTTGGTCTTGACTGTATTTTGGATTCGTGTTATAATGGAAAGATAAATAGAAAGGATTAGTTATGATTCATTGGAACAAATGGACTAAAGATTATACATATACTTATTTGTGGCATAAGGGTACTTGGGTACTTATCCACAAGAAAAAGAATAAACCAGTTGTGGCATGGGTTAAGTCATGGTATGACAATGGCAGAAATAGACTAAATGATATTTCTAGCCAATGGCTTAAAGTGTAGTTTGTAACTTCGTTCTATACTATAACCGTTAAAAAGAAAGCAGGAACAGTGGTCTTCACTACTGACCGACAGAGCAAAAGAATTGGGGTAAGATAAACGGTGTTAATCGGCTCTTACCTCAAACATAGAGGGGGTACCGAATCCGTTTCGAAGTATTATAATCGCCCCCTCAAACTACCAAACTCCCCCAAACTCCCAAACTCCAATCATATATTAAACAAGTGGCCGGGATCACCTGCTGGCCGGGCATCCCGGTGTAGCAGGACATCTAAACGGACATAAAAAAAGGGCGAATAAATCGCCCTTGATTATGAAGTTAAGTTAGTAGAAAGAGGTTTAACCTAACCCCAATCTTTGCATAATATAACCTACATCAGATTGTAAATGTCTTAATAAGTCCATTGGGTCGACATCATTACCCTTGTTCTGTGCTACCCACTCAACGACTGAGTTACACAACACACCACAAATTAACTTCCAATCAGCACTAGATTTTTCTGGAAGTTGTGCATTAATCAAGTTATCCAATTCGCCTGTTGCTTTTTTATCTTTTACTAGTTCTACTAGTGTTTCGATAACAGGTTGAATATTTACGTTATTGGCTGTTATAAGTTCATTAGGCATGAATTTCCCACTCTCTAATAGAATTACCATTAACCTCGAATACAGTTTCAGGGTTAATATTTACCCAACGTCTATTGTCATCAGATAAACCATTACCAATACGATATGCTAATACATATTTGTCATGTTCGTTAACGCTACCTCGTGTAGCTATGTTAGTGTGTCGCCAAGCATTAGTACCTAGAATACCTCTCTTAAGTACAGACACTTCGCCTTTGTTGTTAATCCATTTGCAAGAGAAGATTTTGTTTTGACCTACTCTTGTTTTGAATTCTTGTTTAGTCATAGTTACCTCTTTCTATTTCTGTATACCTATTACCATATACAGATAATATATGTTGTTGTATTTGTGCAACATTGTGGATATCCTGTGGATAACTTGTGCCCGGGTGCGACAATTTGCCGCGCGACATAATGTCGCAGGCGCCCAGGTCTTTAACTGCGCCCGAGCGCAAACGACGGGCCTACACCCCCCTTTTCTGCATAAGCATGCTTTATTTTTTTTGCTTGCCAGTCTGAGACTGTCAAAGACTAGAAAAATTGTTTTAAGTATGCTATAAGGTACCCTACCTAAAAAATTTTTAAAAAATGGAAAACGTTTCTAATTTAGAATCCTTAGACACTAATACTCTCAAACTATTACTCAAAAACGCCATGGACAAAAAGCGTGACGAGGCACAAGGTGATTTTTTAAAATTTGTAAAAACAGTTTGGCCAGAGTTTGTAGAAGGTAAGCACCACAAGATATATGCAGAAAAACTAAATCGTATTGCAAACGGTGAGTTAAAACGTTTAATTGTAAACATGCCACCAAGACATACAAAATCAGAGTTTGCATCTAATTTGTTTCCTGCGTTTTACATGGGCCGTCATCCAAAGGCAAAGCTTATACAAACCACGCACACAGGTGAATTAGCAATACGCTTTGGACGTAAAGCTAAAAACATGATAGAATCTAGTGACTATGAAAAAGTATTTCCAGAAGTTACACTTGCAGCTGACTCCAAAGCTGCTGGACGTTGGGAGTCAAATCATGGGGGCGAGTATTTTGCTGCTGGTGTTGGTGGGGCTATTACTGGTCGTGGTGCCGATTTACTTATTATTGACGATCCTCATTCTGAGCAGGATGCGCTCTCCCCAACCGTTTTAGAATCACATTACGAGTGGTACACATCCGGTCCACGTCAGCGTTTACAACCTGGCGGCTCGATCGTTATAGTTATGACTCGTTGGTCAATAAAAGATCTTACTGGTAAGTTGCTCGAGGCCCAAGGTAAAGACTCAGCTGCGGATCAATGGGAAGTAGTAGAGTTTCCTGCAATTATAAACGATAAACCTATGTGGGGTAATTTTTGGTCCATGGAAGGTTTATTAGGTGTCAAAGCATCTATACCTACAGCCAAGTGGAATGCACAATGGATGCAAAATCCCGTGGCCGAGGAGGGTGCACTTATAAAACGTGAGTGGTGGCAAGCGTGGGATAATGAACAGATACCTGAGTTAAATTATATAATACAATCGTACGATACAGCATTTAGCAAAAAAGAAACGGCAGATTACTCTGCTATTACAACGTGGGGTATATTTACGCCCGAAGAAGGTGGAGCACCAAACATAATATTATTAGACGCGAAAAAGGGTAGATGGAACTTTCCTGAACTAAAAGAAAAAGCACAAGAAGAGTATAAGTATTGGGAGCCAGAGGTTGTATTGATCGAGGCCAAAGCGTCCGGGTTACCACTTACACACGAGTTACAAAAGGCTGGCATACCAGTTATTAACTTTACACCGTCAAAGGGAAATGATAAACATTCAAGAGTGAACAGCGTGGCACCGCTGTTTGAATCTGGTGCAGTATGGGCACCAAGCGATAGACGTTGGGCAGAGGAAGTCATAGAGGAGTGTGCTGCATTCCCCTTTGGCGATCATGATGATTACGTGGATAGCATGACGCAAGCATTGATGCGATACCGTCAAGGTTATTACGTTGAACTAAAGGACGACTTTGCTGATGAACCAACAAATGCAAACTACAGAAGAAAATACTACTAAGAACTTTTACTTAGGCGGTTTTAACATGATGGGGCTTGATCCAGATGACCAAATGGAGCTTAATCAAGCACTAGCAAAAAACACGTCTGATTTAGCTAAAGGTGCTGTACAAACTGGTATAGAAACTGTTGGGATTGCAAACGCATTAGTAGATGCACCGTTAAATCAAGGCACAAGAGATAGCGATTATTATGGTCCTATAGACGGTTTTAATAGAATTTTTAGTAATGCATTAGGTTACAGTGGTGACCAAGAAGCATTAAGTGGCTTAACTATTCCTATAGAAGAATATTTATCTAATCCTAGATTTGTAGAGCACATGGCAGATCTAAATAAATACAGTGAATTTGATGCAGCAAGAGCTATTAGCCCTGAGTTTGGAGATGCTGTAAAAACTGCTCAACAAACAGGTAACATAGAGGATTTTACATCTGTTTTTAATAAATTAAGAGATGAAGCAATTTTAAATGAAGATTTAGCACAACAATTATTAGATTTTAAACAACAAAAGTGGCGTGTAATGTCATTTGATGAGAACCAAGAAAATATAATAGTAAACAGATTACCACAAGTAGATGAAGGTATATTTGGAATTGATATTACATTAGATCCTTATTTTTCTAAAAAAGGTGATCTTGTATTACCAAGCGAAGGTGTATTTGGCATGCGTGATGGTAAGTTGGTTCAACTAGCATCTTCTGTAAGCAGACCACTTGATGAAATGTTAATAGAAGGTAACCCAGGTGCAGAGTTTGTAGCAAAAAATGTTACTGATAAAATTGCTTTTCAAGGACCTGAAATGTTGCCACCAGAGGGAACTGGACCTATGTACATGTTACCAATGATGGCTGGTATGGTTACAGGTGTAGCTGTTCCTGCAGCAAAAGGAATAATGGCTGCTGGACGTACTGCTATGAAAACAAAACCTGCTGTAACAAAACAAAGAAAAGAACCGTATTTATACGAAGGTATATTAAGCAATATAAAATAATGCCTAATCCAGCAGTATTAAAAAATTTAAAAAACATAGGACGTGTTGATAACATTGATGATGTAGCGACAACTAATTACACAGGTGTAGATGATGCATTATACACAGGTATATTTAATAGCTTAGTAGATTCTGGAAAAGATCCTGAACAAGTAAAAAATTTTTTACACACCGAGTTTTATCCATACGAAGGCATGGGCATAGAAGGTTTACCGCCAATACAAAAAATTAAACAGAAGGTAAATGAAGATTTAGAAATGGGTAATATAGATTTAATTGGTGATAAACGTGTTGATACTGCTGATGCACTATTGCCTCCTAACATTAGTAAAAAAGACCAAGCATTTATTGATTTCTTTTCGCAAGAAGGATTAGACTATACCGCTGTACAAAATTACGCAAAAAAATTAATTGATGATGGTGTGTATGCGCCTAATAAAACAGGATCGCCTTTTCAAAATGCTTTAACACAAATAGGTAAGATTGCTAAAAAATATCCTGATCATCCAGCATCTAAAAATTATAAATTACTATCTAACCAGGCAATGAGTGAGGCTGGAAAAAAAGCAAACGTACCAATTGAAAAAATAAAAGAAGGACAAAAGAAAGGTATTGAAACCCAACGTCAAACTGGTGTTACAAGATACGAAAGATTGTATGATCACATGATAAATAACAACATGACTATTGGTGATGCTGTTGCTGATTTATATAGTATAAATAATAATGGAAAAATTATTCCAAAAGGAACTAAACACGATCAAGTTGTAGGTTCTTTTTTAAGATTAGAAGATACAATTAAAAAAACTAATCCTGATTTACACAAAGCTTTAGACAACGAAATAAAAGCATATCAACTTAGTGAAGTTATAAACAGGCAAGTTAAATATGGAACTAAAGAATATGAAATGGCAAGAAGAGCTTTGGCAAATGACTTAGGAATAGATGTTGCTGACATTGACAGAGCGCATTCTGTTATGAAAAAAAGATTAGATAAACTTTACACATTGTTAGATGAAGGTAAAATTACTCGTCAAGATTTTGAAAGATTAAGAAGACCTAGTTATTTTTTATTAAAAAAACAAAATGCAGAACATATAAAGTTAGAAGAAAATTTAGATATATTTTTAGAACGAAAAGCATTTGCACTTGAAAACGGCAATGATTTTGTGGCGCAAAAAGCACAAGAAGGCATAGATAAAATTGTGGCAAGAATGGATGAAATAGGTGTAAAATCAGAAATGTATGATCCAGTTGATAAAGCAATTGCTATTTTTGGTAGAGAACCTACAAAAGAAGATTTTTTACGCTATAAAGATGATAGACTTACGAATGATAGAGGCAGTTTTTCCTTTGGTGGTGATACAACACAATATAATAGGCAAGAAAACCCTAATGAGGTACAAGTAGCCATGGCATTTCCTAAAGGTAACCCGTTTAAACTTAAAGATCCACCTGATTTAACGACAGATTTTGGCGCTGACACGTTAAAATTGCCTTCTTCAGGCGCAAAAAACGTAAATGTGACAGAAAATGTAGCTCCAGTTAACCCAAATTCAATTTTTTTCTTTAAATCAGACCAAATTTTAGCAAATGCGCCTATGAACAAGGCACAACCACAACAATGGCTTAATTATTTAAAAAAACAAGGTGTTTCTCCAACAGAATTAGACGAATTTGGCTTACAAAACGTGATAATGAACCTAGGAGACTATGATCCTTCTACTGGAAAGTACAATAATGTTAAACCAATATCTAAAAACGATTTACTTAACATTTACAAAAAAGAAAAACCAATTTTAACTTATAAAATTAATCAAGTTGAGCCTTTTGAAAAAGGCATAAAAGATTTTAGACTTTTTTTAGGCCATACTAATAGATATAACAATCAAACAGACATAGAACAAATAAGAGAACTAAAAAACAAGCCTGCAGATCTTGCAGGTGACAATATGCGTAAAAAAATAGGTACAATATTAGATACTGAGTATGATTCTTGGGATGCTATGTCAAAAGACATAGAATTTGTAATAAATGACACTTATAAAAAATTTTACGGCATAGATAATGTAATTAAAAACGGCGTTGGCGACGAAGTTGTGCCTTTTTATTCAAAATCAGTTTTAGACAAATTTAAACGTTTAAAAGATGGAGAAGGTTTTTACATGTCTAAAAATGATGTTAGACATGGTGGTGCACAGTTTTTAAAGGGTGGAACTAACTATATAGAAGTGCCATTTACGTTTAATCCGCAAAAAGGCAGTAAACGTGCAGCAGAACCTAAATATACTTATGGCGATGGACACTTTGCAAACCAAGACGGTAACAATCCTTTTATGTGGTTTAGAGCCTCGGAGCGCGTAGATGAATCCGGTAGACGTGTATTGTTTATAGAAGAAATACAATCCGACATGCACCAGCAAGTGCAGCAAAAAGGCAGTAAGTATGCAGCGAGGACCGATGCCCCAGGTCAAAAAGATATGGCTTATCTTAATGATAGAAAAGCTACATTGACCACTGAGTTAGAAAAAGTAAGTGATCAAATTGATAAAATTACAAACCACACTGACCCATCTGCTGCAACCATATTAGAAAGATTAAAAACTAAGAGAGATTTTATTAGAAGCAATTTGAACGTAATAAATGAACAGATGGCAAAGGTTACTAAAACAGACGGATTTCCAGAAGGACCATTTAAAAAATCTGAAAACCAAGCAAAAGTTGCAATTAAAACAGCCATAAATTTAGCAAGGCAAGAAGGGTTTGACGGCGTTGCAATGGTTACAGGATTAGCTAAAAATAGAGGTGCAAATGCAACCGGAGCTAATGCAAAAGGTAATTTAGGCTTCTATGACAATATTGCCAGCAAAGCTATGAAAGTAACTGCAAAAAATTTAGACCTTGATTTTTCTGCTACAAACATTAAAGATGGTGACGGTAATACGTATGCAAAAATACCTTTGATAACGTTTGATAAAGTTACAGATACTAAACCAGTAGAAATATACAAGAAAGATGGTGGATATATACATTACCCCTCTTTTGTTGATGTTGTCTCACCATTATGATAGGATAAACTATGGCAAAACCAAAAACTAGACCAGTCGCTGCCAGCACAATAGAAAAAGCAATTGACGCACTTGCAACAGCAGGTGTTGATGTTGGCGCAAATGAAACAGCTCAAGAAATTGATATAGATAGAGGCGTAGATTTTGACGCTGATTTTCAAATTATGGAGGATGGTAGTGCGGAACAAGTAACAGATCAAACACAATTAGATCAAACACAAATACCCTTTGATGCAAACTTAGCTGACTATATTGAAGAAGATGAATTAAGAAAGGTTGCAGATGATTTAACAAATTCTTTTGATTCAGATAAAAATTCTAGAAAAGATTGGGAAGACACTTACACAAAAGGTTTAGACATGTTAGGTTTTAAATACGAAGACAGAACACAACCTTTTGAAGGAGCTAGTGGTGTCATACATCCATTATTAGCAGAATCAGTTACACAATTCCAAGCACAAGCATACAAAGAATTATTACCACCTGGCGGACCAGTTAATACAGAAATAGTTGGTGAGATTACACCACAAGTAGAACAACAAGCTAAACGTGTAAAAGATTACATGAATTATCAAATTACACACATTATGAAAGAATACGACCCTGACATGGATCAATTACTGTTTTATTTACCATTATCAGGATCTGCATTTAAAAAAACATACTATGATGCAGGGTTAATGCGTCCTGTATCTAAATTTGTTTCAGCAGAAGATTGCGTTGTAAATTATGGTGCAGCATCATTAGAAGATGCAATAAGAATTACACATGTAACAAAAGTTGATGGCAACACTTTACGTAAACAACAAGTAAATGGATTTTACAGAGATGTAGCAATTACATCAGGAAGTGTAGATTTAAACAGCGATGTAACAGATAAGGTAGATGAATTAGAAGGTGTATCGCCAGACAATAACGCAGGTGATGATGAGCATACATTATTAGAAATGCATGTTGATGCAGACATTCCTGGTTTTGAAGATGAAAGTGGAATTAAATTACCATACATTGTTACAATAGATAGACATTCTTCTACTGTTTTATCCATAAGAAGAAATTATTCAGAAAACGATCCAACAAAATCTAGAATAGATTATTTTACACATTATAAATTCCTCCCCGGATTAGGCTTTTATGGATTTGGCTTGATCCACATGTTAGGTGGATTGTCAAGAACTGCAACAAGTGTTTTGCGACAGTTAATTGATGCAGGTACTCTTGCCAATCTACCAGCAGGATTTAAAGCACGTGGCATGCGTATACGTGACCATGATCAACCTTTGCAACCAGGAGAATTTAGAGATGTAGATGTAACAGGACAATCTATAAAAGAATCTTTATTACCATTGCCATACAAAGAACCTTCGCAAGTATTATTTGCATTACTAGGTTTCTGTGTTGATGCTGGTAAATCATTTGCCGCAATTGCAGACATGAAAATGGGTGAAGGCAATCAACAAAATCCTGTTGGCACAACACTAGCGTTATTAGAACGTGGTACAAAAGTTATGAGTGCAATACACAAAAGATTGCACTATGCACAAGCAACAGAATTTAATTTATTAGCAAAATGTATACAATTATTTTTACCGCCAGAATATCCGTACATGGTAAAAGGTGGAAACAGATTTATAAAACAAACTGATTTTGATGCACGTGTAGATATACTACCTGTATCTAACCCAAATATATTTTCTATGTCACAACGTGTTATGTTGGCACAGCAACAATTGCAATTAGCAATGGCTAATCCAGCGTTACACAATTTACGTGAAGCATACAGAAGAGTGTACCAGGCATTAGATGTAGACAATATAGACGCATTATTAAAACCAGATCCATCACAACCAAAACCTATGAGTCCTGCTATGGAAAATTCTGTTGCTATGCGTGGTCAACAACCAAAAGCTTTTCCACAACAAAATCATAAGGCACACATAGATACACACGCAGAATTTATGTTTACGCGTATGGTGCAAATTAACCCACAATTATACGCTATGATGCAAGCACATGTGATGGAACACATAGGATTAATAGCTGCATTGCAAGTTGAAGACGAAATGAAAGAACAAAACATGCAAATGCAACAAATGGCACAACAAGCACAACAAAATCCACAAATGGCACAACAGTTACAGCAAGCACAACAAGAATTTATGCGTGTTAAAGAATCTCGTATTTCTGAATTAGAAGCAGAAATGATAAAAGAGATGGCAAAACAAGAGCAAGAAAAAGCTGGTAACATGACTCAAGATCCACTTGTAAGATTAAAACAACAAGAAATTGATTTAAGAGCAGTTGAATTAGCAGCAAAACAAGAGCAAGAAGACAATAAAATTATGGCTAACATTGGCATAGAAGCAGAGAAATTAGATCTTGCTAGAGATCAAATGAAAGCTAAAGGCGAAGAAGTTGTCTTTAAAGAAGGATTGAAAGCTGTTGCAGAGTCTGATAAACAAACTATTGAAGACATAAAAGAAAACATGGAAACTTTGCGAGAAGATCGTAGATTGCAAAGTGCAGAAAAACTTGCTACATTAAACAAAGGTAATAATGGACGACAAACTGACGATAATTAGTAGAGCTATGCAAAATTTAGACAAAGCAGCAAGATTAGAGATTAAAACTGAAGAGGATAAATTATTGATTGCAAGTGCGCTAATGGCTGTTACAAGGAATCTTTATATTGAAACTATTGGTGCCGATGATACGGCCCATGTGTTTGCTAGCGTTGCAGATAGCTTTTTTATAGATGATCTAACACGTTATGTGGACAAACCAACGATACATTAGGAGGTAACATGAATTTATTAAAAGATTTATGGGCACATCTAAAAGAGTGGAGTGATTGGGGCATGAAAGACTGGATTAAAGCCGGTATAGTTGCAATCATAGTGCTTTTAGTGCTTAATTCAATGATAGGTGCTTAAGTGGTAAAATTTACTGCAAGAGACGACGTAAGAGACGCTTACAGAGCTGGTCTATCCGGTGCTAGACAATTTTCTGGCACCGGAGACGCTCAAGATGCTTTTCAAAGAGGTAAAAGATCTGCACGTGATTTTAGAAACAACAGAAGATTTAGTCCGGACAGAAACACGTACGGCCGTAACACAGGAAAAACATTTATAACAAAAGCTGCAGACAAAGCAGGAGATAAATTAAGAGATATATATTCTGGTGCTGAAGAAGGCATTATGGGCGCTTATGGCACAATGATGAAAGCTGGCAAAGAAATTTTTATTGATCCAATGATGAAAGCAGCAGAAAATAGAAAAATATTAGGACCAGAGTTTGGTCAAAAATCAAGAGACAAATTAGGAATGGCAATGATGACGCCAGAAGATGAAGCGTTCTACGAAAAATATATGCGTCTTGCCGACATGGCAACTGATAATAATGAAGCAGATAGATTAAGAGAAGTAGCAGAAACAGCTTTTAGAAACGCGCAAATAAGCAGTAGAATTAATTATGGATTAGGGCAATTAGGATATGATACAATAGGTAAGGAAGGTTTTGATTCTTACAAACAACCCATGTTTGGTGAAGATACTGCAAGATTTAACATGGACAATTTTATGTCAGGTTTAGGATCTTCATCAATAGGTAGAGCATTTTTAGCAGAAGCACAAAAAGCACAAAGTGAAGAAAGTAGTGGGTCACCAATTGGTAACGCTATGAAAGAGTTTACTTTTATGGATGAGCCAAATCAATTTGTAGGTGGTGATGAATTTTTTGAAGGTAAGGCAATGAAAAATCCAATGAATCCTCAATTTAATTATGGAAATGTTGCTATGTTTGATCCTTATTTAAGTCCTAACACACCATTTTTTGAAAAAGGCAGACCTTATTACCTCGATTATTTAAGACGATTTCAGGATTAAAAGTGGTAAATCCACATACTGACATATACAACCAACAGACTGATCCATTTAACGTTAACGTTGGATCAACAACGGGTACCACTGGTGGGTTTGCTGGTAGTGGTATAACAGAACCTCCTCCTGACACAGGTGGTAATAATAATCAAACAAATAACCAAACAAATAATCAAACAAATAACCAAGCAACTGATTTTTTTAATTTTGAAGATAAAAAACAAGCTGCACAACAAAAAGCTGCACAAGAAGCAAAAGATGCATACATAAGTAAATTAAAAAATTATGCTTTAACAAACATAGCAGATAAAGGTTTATTAACTGATGAATCTGGTAATTTAATTTATGATACAGGATACGGTGGTGATGAAAGATATGAATTACAAAAAGATATATTTGACAATCCTTTGTTTAACGCTGCCAATGATCCAACTTTAAACACAGATTTATATAATATAGATAGCTTTAGTGGTGACATTCCTGTTTCTGATTATCAAAAATTAAGTTTATTACAAAATGTAGGAGGCATAGGTGGATTATACCCACAAGATCAATTTGGTAATCCATTATTAGATTCAAACGGTAACATGATTATGTCAGGTTTAGGACACGTTATGGTAAATGATGTTTGGAATGCAGCTTTTGATCCTGGTGGCATTAGACCAGGTGAAGATTATACTGGAGCTGGAATATCTAGTTTTTTAAATGATGCAGCAAAAGATTATTGGAGATCTATGGATGAAAATTGGTACGGCAGTTTTAACTATGATTCTTTTTTAGGAGAGCCAATAGGCATAGAAACATTAGGTATAAAAGATCCTAAATTCTGGCAACAAAAAGCATTGTCAGAGTTAGATCCTACTGGATTTATGGATAGAGAAATGATATATAGAGAAGAATTATCAGATCGCGTAGCAAATCCAGGTGCTGCTTTAGTAACACCATTTGCTGAAGGCGTGATCGAAGGAGTAGATGTATAATGTGGCAGTTATTAGCTAAACCCTTATTGGGTGTTGCCGTTGATGGAATCAAAGGCTTCGTAGAAACAAAAAAGTTAAAGGGTGAGGTAAAAATAGCTCAAATCCAAGCAGAGAAAAAAAGAAACGAAGACATTGCTGCTGGTAAAATTAAATGGGAAGCAGCAGCTGTGGATCAAATGAAAGGATCGTGGAAAGACGAACTGATTTTAATTTGCCTACTGGCGCCAGCCGTAGCAGTCTTCGTGCCTAGTTGGACACCACATATAAAAGCAGGCTTTGAAGCCTTGCATTCTTTACCGGATTACTATAAACATTTATTATATTTAGCTTGCTCAGTTTCTTTTGGCGTTAAGGCTGGACCTGTAGCAATGAATTTTTTTAAAAAGGGGAAATAACCATGGCAAAAAAACTTGTTGGAAAGCAAACTAAACTTGACAAAAATAAAGATGGCAAGATTAGTGGCGTAGATTTTAAAATGATGGGTAATAAAAAAAATATGAAAAAAGGTGGTCGAGTAGCAAAAAAAGCTGGTGGTCGAGTTAAAAAAATGGGCGGTGGGTCTATGATGCAAAAACCTATGGCTGGAAGAATGTATAGAAGAGGAGGCAAAGCAAAATAATGGCTGATAAAAAAGATACACACGTAACAAAAGATGGTAGAACTGTTAAAAAAGGTTTGTATTATTATATGAACAAAAGAAAAAAAGCAGGTACAAGCAGAAAAGGTAAAGGAACTGTTACTGATAAAGCTTTAAAACAATCTGCTAAAACAGCTAAAAAAACTACTAAAAAGAAGAAAAAGAAAAACGATTAATGCAAGATGAGACCGCGATTTATCTAATCCTTAGAAAGATTAGAGCGCGCAAAGAAGATTTAAAAGAAGTTATCGCAGCTGGATTACCTAGTTGGGATGAGTACAACAAAACCGTAGGCGAATATAAAGCTTATGCAATAATAGAACAGGAAATACAAGACCTGCAGAAAGATGAGGAAAACAATGACGGAGAACGAACTACCTAAACGTATATTTGCGTTAGAAGAAAAAGATTTGTCAGTAGAGGCTGACGAAAACCACAAGGTAGCAGAAGAAAAAGAAAATAAATTTCTTAAAAAAATACAAGAAGATGCTACAAAAGATATAGAGCATTTACCTACAGAAAAAGTTTTAGAACGTTTACCAGAACCAACTGGTTGGCGTATGCTAGTTTTACCATACAAAGGACAAGGTAAAACAAAAGGTGGTGTAATATTAGCTGATCAAACAATGGAAGAGCGTGGCTATACAACAGTTACGGGTTTGGTTCTTAAATTAGGACCAGATTGTTATACAGACAAAGAAAGATTTCCAAACGGACCTTGGTGTAAGGTAAATGACTGGATTATATTTGGTCGTTATGCCGGGTCTAGATTTGGGATAGAAGGTGGAGAAGTGAGGATACTTAACGAAGACGAGATAATTGCTGTGGTAAAAGACCCAGAGGATATCTTGCAATACAAATAAACAGGAGTAAAGTATGCCTGCAGAAGCGCAAACTAAAGTAGAAGCTCAATCTGAAGCCGAAGCAAAGATGGTTGATTTACCGTCTGATGGACCATCGGTTGATGTAGAACTTCCTACAAAAAAAGAAAAAACTATTAATCCTGAACCAGAGCAAACAGAAGTAGTTGTAGAAGAAAATAAAAATACTGCATCTACAGAAGAAATGGATGACTATGGTAAAAAGGTACAGTCTAGGATTGATAAATTAACAAAAAAATTAAGAGAAGCTGAAAGACGTGAACAAGCAGCTGTCCAATATGCTCAAGGAGTACAAGAGCAAGCTAAAACTTTACAAAGTAGAGTTGGAAATCTTGATAGAGGATATGTTTTAGAATACGGAAATCGTGTAAAAGCTGAAACAGAAGATGCTAAAAAAAGATTAAAAGAAGCAATGGATGCTGGAGATGTTAACGCTCAAGTAGAAGCACAACAAGATTTAGCAAGATTAGCTGTAGAAAACGAAAGAGTAAAAGCAACGGAAGCTAAAAGAGAAAAAGCAGAAACACCTGTTTCTCAACCAAATACAGCTCAACAATACCAACAACCTAGAGCACCTCAACCTCCTGCTCCGCCAGATCCAAAAGCAGAAGATTGGGCCGAAAAGAACGAATGGTTTGGTAAAGATGAACCTATGACCTTGACTTCTTTCTCAATTCATCGTAAACTAATGGAAGAAGGATTTGACCCGCAGTCAGATTCATATTATAGTGAAATTGACAAAAGAATGCGGGACACTTTCCCTCATAAGTTTGATAAACAAGTTTCGCCAACTCAAACGGTAGCCTCTGTAAATAGAGGAAGCCAACCGATTGCGCGCAAAGGTACTGTGAGACTCACACCATCACAGGTTGCCATAGCAAAAAAACTAGGTGTGCCACTAAGCGAATATGCGAAATACGTGAAGGAGTAGGCATATGGAAAAAACTAAAAATACAAAACTACCGTCACGCGAGTCTGAAAATAGGTCGAAGAGAGAGAGACCTAAGGTATGGACTCCACCGTCACAACTAGATGCACCACCTGCGCCTAACGGATTTAAACACCGTTGGATAAGGGCCGAAGCAGTAGGACAGTTGGATCAAAAAAATGTATCCGCTAGACTACGAGAAGGATGGGAATTTGTGAGAGCAGATGAATATCCGGAAATGGAATGGCCAGCAATTGATTCAGGTAGATATGCGGGTGTAATAGCTGTTGGAGGTTTAATGCTAGCAAGAATTCCTAATGAGATTGTTGAACAGCGAAAAGAATATTTTGCAAAAATAACGCAAGATAAAGATGACGCAGTTGCAAACGATCCTCTTAGAGATCAACATCCTAGCATGCCAATCTCGAAAGAGAGAAGTTCTCGCGTAACCTTTGGTGGCAAAAGAAACACTTAGTTTCTCCCACACAGTTACAAAATTTAACACACTCAAGGTGAGTGTGTTATAACAATTATGTAAGGAGATAATCATGGCTAATAAAAATGCGCCATTTGGTTTTAGGCCTGTAGGAAAACTTGGAAGTGACATGAACAATTCTGGAACTTCTAAGTATAAGATCGCTGCTGGTGAATCAGACGTTATTTTCAAAGGTGATGTTGTACAACTAGAAACTTCTGGTTTTATAACTGTAAGTGGTAACACTACTACTACAAACATCGGAGTATTTAACGGTTGTTTCTACAACGATCCTACTACACAAAAACCAACGTTTTCTAATCATTACCCTGGTAGCATTACGCCTACTCAAGGTGATATAGAAGCATTTGTCTATGACGATCCAAACATGCTCTTCGAAGTTCAAGCTAATGGAACTATTGCACAAGCGGCAGTTGGCGATAACGCTGACCAAGTTTATTCTGCTGGTTCTACTATCAATGGACAGTCTAAATCTGAATTAGGTGCTGCTGCTGGCGGAACTGCTCAGTTTAGAATAGTTAGAATTTGTGAAGATCCAGATAATAATGACATTGCAAGTGCAAATTCAAATTGGGTTGTAAGATTCAACGAGCATCTGTACTACAACAATGGAACTGGAATTTAACCTATAGGAGATATTGAACAATGGTAATTTCAAGAATGCAATTGGTCAAAGAACTCGAACCAGGGTTAAATGCACTGTTCGGGTTAGAGTATGACCGATACGAAAACCAGCACACAGAAATTTTTGATACAGAAAATTCTGATCGTGCTTTTGAAGAAGAAGTAATGCTTGGTGGGTTCGCTAACGCTGCTGTGAAACCTGAGGGTCAAGGGGTAACCTATGAAGACGCTCAAGAAACTTTCACGTCACGTTACACTCACGAAACTGTTGCTTTAGCTTTCTCACTAACTGAAGAAGCTGTAGAGGATAACCTCTATGACAAAATCAGCACTAGATACACAAAAGCGTTAGCACGTTCTATGGCTAACACTAAGCAAATCAAGGCAGCTGCAATATTGAACAACGGGTTCGATGCAAACTTCCCTGGTGGTGATGGTAAGGAGCTTTTTGCTACTGACCACCCAACGCTAAGTGGTACTCAAAAGAATGAGCTATCGACTGCAGCTGACTTAAACGAAACTTCGCTTGAGCAGATGTTAATTGATATTGCTGATATGAAGGACGAAAGAGGAATGAAAATTGCTCTTCAAGGAATGAAAATGATTATTCCACTTCAACTTCAATTTGTTGCAGAAAGACTATTAAAAACTGATGGCAGAGTTGGTACAGCTGACAATGACATTAACGCAGTGAAAAATATGGGAATGCTTCCACAAGGTTATGTGGTAAACAATTTCTTAACTGACACTGACGCTTTTTTCATTAAAACTGATTCACCAAACGGCTTAAAACATTTTGTTAGAGCACCAATCAGAACTGCAATGGAAGGCGACTTTGATACTGGTAATGTAAGATACAAAGCTAGAGAGAGATATTCATTTGGATTCTCTGACTGGAGAGGTATCTTTGCTTCACCAGGAGCATAAATTAATTAAAAGTGGGCGAAATTAGTTCGCCCACTTTACCTAGTAAACAGTTACCGAGGCTGGCTAGGCAGTACAGTATAGTGACGAGGTAACGAATGCCCTATACAGGCAAAGGAGTATAACATGGCTACACATTTTAAAGGCCCAGTACTATTCTCAAATGCATCTGCATTTGAAAATTTAAAAATGGCTATGTGGCCTGATCAATTCACATATTTTGATGATTTTAATCAGGGTGCATTAGACGCAACACACAATTGGACTATCGTAAAAGATTCAGGAGCAAGCGCAGCAGTTGTTGCTGATGCTTTAAATGGTGAGGTAAATTTAACCTCAGCAAACACTACTGACAATGATGGTGCATCAATACAAGCAAAACAAGAATCTTTTGCTCTACCAACAACAGCTGGTGAAAAACTTTATTTTGAAACAAGAGTAAAGATTTCTGATGCTACACAAACTGATTTCTTAGTTGGTTTTACAGAAACATTTGCTACAAACCCAGAAAATGCTTTGCTATCAGCAAACGTTATTGGTTTTGTAAAAGTGGATGGCAGTGCT